AAGTCTTCTTTCGTCCAGTCGTTGAGGATGCTTTCTTGCGGGTCGTTTTCGTCCCATTCGATGATGAACGAACCGTCGCCGTTGTCTTTGACATTAATCATGGTCTGTTCAGAACTTCAGTCATTATACCATCTTTGAACAGCAGTTGGCAAGTAGGATACGCTGCATATTTACAATCCCACACCGATGGATAAACTTTAATGGTTTTAGTGAGGTAGTATGGTCGCACTTTACCATGATTGCCATTGGGAACAGGTTCAAAAGTATTCCAAGGAGCAGTCATCTCCTCTTCAGGAATATTTACAAAATCTTGTGTACCGCTATAGTCAATTTCAAACAATCTTCCTGCTGGGTCTAACCAGAATTCAATCATCAGGCACTCAATATCCTTTGTCTGGAGTTGTCTATTCCAGAAACCAGGACCTAAATCGTAACTACATCTGATAGTATCAAACATTCCCATAGCAGTACCTTTTGGAAATAACTCCCCCGCCAGGATTCGAACCTGGGACCAATCGATTAACAGTCGATGGCTCTACCGCTGAGCTACAGAGGATTAAAGGAGGGCGCTCTTTCTATACAGAGTCTTTTGTACTCCCTCCATGGAGAATAGCGGACTCGAACCGCTGACATCCTGCTTGCAAAGCAGGCGCTCTACCAACTGAGCTAATTCCCCAAGGAGCCCCAGACCCGACTTGAACGGGTGACCTACGGTTTACAAAACCGTTGCTCTATCCAGCTGAGCTACTAGGGCAAAAGAGAGTCAAAGACTCTCAGGGAAGGGGTTCCCGACCAGGGCAAGTTTATAGTCATTCCGAGACTATGTATAGGACGAGAGAGACTTGAACTCTCACGGGCTATTGCCCAACAGATTTTAAGTCTGGTGCGTCTACCGATTCCGCCACCGTCCCATAAGTGGGAGGATGAAAAGCACAATACTCATTGAAGGTGATTTTCATTTCCTTGTTAGTAAGATTAGCATGGTTTGCTGCTTTTGGCAAGTTCCACTTGGCACAGAACAGCATTTCCATTGATTTACGAGTTTCAGGACGCATTTTCTTCGATAAAAGATTTACGAAATTCTTCTACTTGGTCTTGGATTTCTTCAGACACAGGAGGAATTTCATTTACAGGAACCATCATCACAGACTTACCATCTGGACGAGTAATCTTCCAACAAACTCTTTGCTTGTCAGTCAAATCTAAAATAAAATCAAAATGGTCTTCTGCTTGTCGAAGCGTAATTCCAATCGGTCCAATCATTTTACAGCAAAACAATAAGTGATAAGGTCAGGGTCAACAACTTGTTGAATTTGGTCAATGGTTTCAGAGAAACCTTCAGAACCTTCTTGGTCCCACTTCCACTGCACATCTCTTTCGTAACCTTCGTCATCAACGATAGTCACTTTCCGCTTAGAAAAGTTGATAAAAACATGTTGTAGAGTTGTCTCGGACATGTGCCACTCGTTGATTACCCCCATAGTATAGCAGGGTTTGGGGGACGTGTCAAGGATTAGTTAAGGAAAATAGATGTGCCTGTAACAGTTACAACTCCACCTGCTTTAAGTGTCAATGCAGCTCCAGCAGCAAGTGTGGCAGCAGCAGACGCATTCATATTGATAAGACCAGCAGCAACATTGACGTTAAATGCACCAGTAGTGACATTACAGTTATATCCTGTCGCTCCACATGTCATTGAAATAGGACCTACAGGATTGACTACAGTATATCTAGGAATAGCGTCAGTGCTAAGTCCAGGTGTCATGATAGTTTCACAAGAACCTCCGACCAATCTAGTAATGCCAGTTGTAAGTACAGGCAAGACTGAAGGAACATTAATAAACTCATACAAGTGAGGTGTGCTAAGTTCAATAGAGTTACTACCAGCAATCATAACTTCTGCACCAGAATAAGACTGGTTTGATGAAGAATTTTCAAATACACTACCAGTAATTTTATTGGATATAGATGCAAGATTACATTCAGCACCTTGGAATTCTAATTTTGCACCTACAGTGTTGATGTCAAGGTCAGAACCAAATCTCATAGTGTGCTTCTGAACTTTTGTGCTAACTGCTTCTCCTTGCTTATTGACAATTTTAGGAGAACCTTCAGCGCCAAAGAAGAATCCACCACCAACTTCAATATGACAGTCACCAGTAATTTTAAGTCTAAAATCACCTTCAATAGTTCTATCAAAGTCACCTTGAATATCACAACAGTCATCACCAGCAACACTCTTAGTCTTGTTACCAGCATAAGATGAGTGGTCAGCAACTAACGAACCTGTGTCACCTTGACCACCAGTTGCCGCTTTAACAGCAGCAGCGGTTTTCTTTTGAATTTCTTCTTCAGAAGCATTTGGATATTGCTCTCTAACTTTTTCTGCTGCTTTATGCTGTTGGTATTCTGCGTTATTGTGTCTTATACTTGTATGAGTAGTTCCACTTGCACTTTTTTTAACTGTTGTCTGACGACCAGGAGTTCCAACGAACATTTCATAGGAACCATCCAAAAATGTTTTTGCTGCAGTAAGATGGGGTTTTGCTTCTTTTAAAACAGAATCAATAAAACTTCCGCCATCTCCACCACCGCAAGCTCCTCTAGCATTTCCTCTAATTTTATTGATAGCATCAAGTTCTGCATCAGTACAATGAGTAACACCAAACAGGGGGAACCAACCAACAGTATCAACACCACCTTCAGCTTCTCTGTTACAGTTACTTCCAGCAAACTTGATAAACAGTGCAATCAAACCAGTAATACTATTGATTCCTTTTTTAATCAAGTCAGTAGTATCTTCAAAAATCTGACTTCCTTTTTTCCATGCTTCGATGATTTCTTGTGCTTGCTGAACTCCCTTTACAATAGTAGAAACCGTATCGACAATAGCAAGAACTTGGTCAAGAATGTTTTGAACTTGGCAGATAACTCTATCAATTACTTCCTGAATACCAGAAAGAACAAACTGTGCCTTACTAATAGCACCCTCAAGGAAAGATTCTAAAATACCAGTGATAGCTCCAATGGGGTCAGAGATAAAACTAATAATCTGAGCATCAATATTACATAACTGACTGAGAATTGTAGTAACCGCTGACTGAATTGCTGTAAAAATTACAAATGGGGTTCCAGTAGCACCACCTAACAAATTAACAAGTTCTAACTGTTCTGTTAAGTTTGCAAATGATTGCCTAATAGCAGAAACAACTTGAGTAAATACTGCTCCCAAAAAGTTTTGAAGTTTTGCTGTTAATGCTTTTGCCTTTACTAACTTTCCAGTAGTAACTTCCAGGAAATCTCCATTCTCTGCTTTGACTAAACTTCCAGCACTATCTGCCAAGTCTTCTAGCAGATACATCAACTTATACTCAAGCGTCTTCCAAGGTCCACCAACACCATTTGCAGAGGGAATTGGTTTAGTTGGATTCTTTGGTTTACTTGGATTAGCACTACTACCAGCAACACCAGGAGTGGTAGCAATACTTTTAGGAGAACCAATACCACCAGTTTGTGCTACTGGGTCAGCAGGAAGAGCAACGGTATTATTAGCACCAGGACGTTTAAAAGAACCTTCTGACATTGTATTTGCTTCACCAACAGGTAAAGCAGCAGGATTAGGTGCTACTCCAGGTTCCATGTTTTCGCCAGTGAAGGCAAAAACTTTTTTATCTCCACTTTCGGTAGATTTTTTAGTACGAAGTACACCAATCACAATAGGCATCTGTGCAGATTCGCCATCCATGAAGAAACCCATGACAATCGCACCAGGTTGCAGTTGTCCAGAACTTTCACCCTGTCCGTCATTACCTGGCTGAGAGGTATGCTGCAACACTGTTGCCCATGGGAGATTTTCTGTAGGAAGGTCTGCTACAGTACCTCCTCTTACATTTGTATAGTAACCAAGAACTCGGACTTTAACTCGTCCAAGTCCCATTTTGTCATCGTTATCTTCAACTTCACCAACCCACCAGAAAAATCCGTCTTTACCGACGAAGTTTACTGTAGGTTCATTTATAATACCATCAATCGTTTGCATATCTGAACAATTGCTACAAGTTTATTTAGTAAGGTATCCTTCCTCTTCCAACCATTTGCGTGTCAATGGTGTGATTTCATAATCAGTCCACATTGTACCAGCAGCACAAGACTTAAGTGCTTTCTGTGTCATACCAGCAGTTTTACCTGCCCACATTGCCTCTGCTTCCCAAGGAACAGCAGACTTCGGATAGGTTTTTTCTGTAATCTCACGCCACATCGGTGGAACATCTTCTTCATTGTGAATGATAGCAATCATAGAGTTCTTGATAGAACCTGCCATACAATCTTGTGCAGCGTGCCAACCTTCGTGACGCATTACACTCATCAGCGTGCCATAACGCTTGACAAGTGTAGCGTTGAGATAGAAGTTATTGCTGACAGTATGATAGACACCACGATGACCAGGAGGAAAATACTTCTCTGGTGCAATGAATACTTTGACACCAATCTTGTCCAGTGCTGCCATCATCTCATTGAACTCAGTATATACTGGGTCCATCATTCCCATCTTTTTGTAGTACTTGCCTACATCTTTAGCAGTCTTGATTTCTACTACACCTTCAGTACATTCTCGCAGAATCATACAACCAAGGGCATCCATGGTGTAGTA